TAACTTGGATTCCCAAAGCTGCCGCGAAATTGATATTTTTGAGTCAAATGCCAACGCAGTAATTCAAACCACTATCCACACAGGTGGCGGTGGCGCCAGTGGTCCACAACGGTTTGAACTCAGTTATACTGACAACGCACTGAATACCAGCTGTTATGATTCCAGCAAGATGAGCGATGATCCCGCAGCAGGATCACACAAGTTGGCCGGAATCATTGACATCACTAAGCCAGTGCAAATGACTGCTGATTTCACTTACGGCGATACACCCACTTACAAAGTGACTTACACACAAGACGAGAACAGTGTAGTGGTTTACGATTCATCCAACGGTTCAGGTTACAATGGCAGTACGTCAATTGACATGACAGATGTAACAACCAGTATGAATGATGGCTACTGGCTACATGCCAGTATTTGGCAATCAGACAGTGGCCCGGGTTGGAGCCCAGGCTCGCCACAGGGTTGGTGGAACGGCTCTTGCGGCTGGGATGGCATGTGCGGCAGCACTACTTCGTTTAGTATTACTAACGTGACAGTTACAGCAGATTGAGATAAGTAATAGTATGAAAGCCAAAGAAATCATCACTGAAGGAGCAAAACAATGGACTGCAAAGATCCGTATTGAAAACCCACGGTATGTTTCTTTGGTTGATGTGACAACATGGGCTCCCAACATAACAGTGGCCCGCAATATCTTTAAAGCCCAATACAATATCCAAGACTGGCACATAGGTTCTATCAAACAGGTTCAATAAACTGTAACTAAATACAAGCATGAAACAATTTGTTCGTGTGTTGTGTGATGTAGACTGTACCTGGTCAGGAGAACCACCTGTATACCGCGTATATGTCGACGACGAACTGTTTGCCGAACGCACTTGGAAATGGACCGACCAATACCTTGAAGAAATGCTTCAAATTGAAGCTGAACCAGGGGAATACACAATCACTTACGAACTGGTCAATGCCACCACAGCAACTTTGCATATCAACAACATGCGTGTTGACCACGGCACAGGACGAATCAAAGACAACATGTTGAGGATTACCAAATGAGAGCACAAGAATTCATCAAAGAAAATGCGTCAGCAGGCGCAACAAGTTCCGGCTCTGTTGCCACAGTGGCTGCCCCAATGGGCATGCTTTCAAGAACAGGCGGCAGCTTGTTCACTGGTAAATACACGACGGATGCAACACCCAATACCCCGAGTTATATGAAAAAAGGAAAAAAACGTCGTGCTAACTGATCAATTAAAAATCTTGCTTGCAAGTCAATTCGCTTACTATTTAAAAGCCCAATACTTCCACTGGAACGTTGAAGGATCAGACTTTGCACAATTACACGAATTTTTTGGTGACATCTACGAAGATGCTTACAGTGCTGTAGACCCAATTGCTGAATACATTCGTGCCTTAGAAGAATACACACCTGGCAGCCTTAGCCGCTTTGCTGAATTATCACTTATTCCAGACCAAACAAAAGTACCACGTGCCAAACTGATGATCCAAGAATTGTTGGCGGACAGTCAAACAATGGTTGATTTGCTAAACAATTGCTTTGCTGATGCCGAAGCAGAAAACAAACAAGATGTTGCTGATTTTGTAAGCGGACGATTGGGTCAGCAAAACAAGTACGCTTGGCAATTGAGAAGTTTTTTAAAGGACGCTAGGGACTAACATGGACGAAATTTACACTATAATGCAACGCTTGGCCTTGATCGAAGGAAGTCTTACTCCGGTTGATGTCAAGAAAGGCCTAAACACTCAACAAAAGTCTGTGCCGCAGATGCCAGCATTGTTTAGCATGCCCGACCAAGGTCCTGTGCTGGGCGGCGACCCTGACAAAAAAGCGCCTGGTTCTGGGTACATGGTTGGCTCCGATGAAAGTGTAGAACAAGAAGAAGAAATGCTCGACGAAGCAATCACCAGTGAAGACCAATTGGACAAGGTTAAAAAATCTTTTGCCGAATATCTTGACAGCATTGCTGACGAAAAGAAAGATACAGACTTGAAAGACAAAGTCAAAGGCGACAGTGATATCAAAGAAAAGAACACCAAGGACGCCAGCATAATTGCCAAACAAATTACCGCCGTTGCTGAAAATCCCACAGAAGAAGATCCAGTTGTGCAAATGCCAACTGCGCCGACACAGGAACCTGTGTACACTGAGTCAGCACCTGTAAAAACCATTGCATTAGAAGATGGTCGTGCATGTGAAATTTACGGCGACGAACGTAGTGGTTTTGAAATCCGTCACAACGGGCGTGCAATGAAATCACGTTTTAAAAATTTAGACCAAGCACAAATGGCATTGGAAATGTATGTTGCCCGTCATCAGCAACAAGACGAAAGTGCTGACTATATTGAGGAAGCATAATGAACTTGAACGAATTATACAACGAAAATAAAAATCCATTCCAGGATGTGGTTGACAAAGTTGCAGCAAAAGAAAAGCAAGCTGATGCTGAACATACCAAAGGCTTGAAAGACATTGCTGATAAATTTCAAAGTGCTGAGAAAAAAAGCAGTGAAGAATTCAGTAAGAAGCTACGCCCGAGTGTATCAGAAGAAGAAAAGACAACAAAAACCAAGTGTCCGCCGGCAACACAAGACATCACACTTAATTTAGAAAATAGACAAAAAGCAATTGACGAATACGGTTACGGCCCACTAAATCCAGCAATGCCCAACAACAAGTTTTGGATGAAAAAAGTTGATGAATGGAATCTAGACAGTGCAGAAGAAGCCAAAAAGAGTTTATGCGGTAACTGTGCAGCTTTCGATGTTAGACGTGACACACTAGACTGTATTGCCATTGGTATTGATGCTGGTAACCCTGCTGATGCAGAAGGCGTAATTGATGCCGGTGACTTGGGTTACTGCAAATTCTTAAAGTTCAAATGCGCTAGTCGTAGAACATGTGATGCTTGGGTAGGTGGTGGCCCATTAACAGACAAGCAAGGTGTAGCGGAAGAAAAAGCAGGTTGGTCCATCAAAGGATCGCCAAAGCCAGCACCTAAAGCACCTACGCCACATTGGAGACTTAACAAGGATGGCACCAGTACAGATCTGAATACAGGCATTACATACAAACGAGATGGGACTGTTGTAAAGACTGAGGAAGGTGTGGCGGAAGGCATGTTTGGTATTGATAGCAAGACCAAAGGTGCTATTCAGAATGTTGTTGCAAAACTAAGTGACATTCCCGGTATGTGGGATCATGCTGCACAGACATTTACTAATCTAGGCAAAGCAGAGTTGGAAAAGGCACTAAGCTATAACCCTAAGTACATCAAGTACGCTTTAAACTTAACTTACAAAGATTTCGAAGCTGATATGAACGAAGGCAAATTTGATCCCATAAACGACGACGACTTTTATGAATACAATGTCAACACCAACGAGATTGTCAAACGCATCAGCGGCAAGCATCCAATAGCACGCCAGTTTAGTCCTATGCAAAAAGAATGGGCGGGCCGTGATGCGGATCACAAGATTGTGAAGGGCATGTACGCAAAACAGTTAAAGCCCACAGTAGATGAAAAAGTCAGCGACTATCTCCCAGCACCATTGGTCAACAAACACAGCATTGTCAAAGGCTGGAGAAAAGCCAAAGGGCTTGATGAAAAAGCTCCAGAAATTCTTAGTAAAGCAGTCGGAGCAGTATCCGGTGCAGTTTCAGGTATCGGTGGCGCACTTATTGGTAATATGTTTGCTCCGTTAATTGGAAGCATTGCCGGAGGCGCTGCAGGTGCAATCGGTGGTTACAAAGTGGGTTCAGCAATAACGGACGCAATATGGGACGATATTGCTAAATTGTTTGGCGGCGAGAAAAAAGCTATTGCAGCTGGTGTTGCACATGCAAAAGCAGCAGCAGCAGGAGAAAAGAGTTTTGAATTCAACGGCAAGAAATATCCAGTAACTCTAAAACCCCAGGAAGTTGGCAAAGCAGTAGCAGAGTTGAAAGCTGTTAAAGAAGCATATACTATGGAAAAGGCACCACCGGGCGCCAAGGCAGAGCGTATGGTCAAGCACGTCAAAAAGAACTATTCCAAAGACGGCAAGTTAACGCCCACAGAAAAATCCATTGCATATGCAACTGCATGGAAAGCACACAACGCAGGCAAAGTGTGATATTAAACGAATTTGAATCCAGCAACCACGATCTACTAGACGATATTCTAGTAGATCTATGTGACATGGTGATGCAAGGCAAGCGAAAAGATCGCAACCTAGGAATGGTTGCGGCTGCTGTGTTGGATCCTGGTGGCAACTGTGTGAGTGCTGTGAACTATCCTGACGAACAAGGGCGTCGTGTACATGCCGAACGTGCAGCATTGGATGCATATCGTGAACAATTTGGACAATTGCCAAAAGGGTGTACTATCATTACCACCTTGAGCCCGTGCACAGAAGACATGCCAGATCGACACGGCGAATGCTGTACAGACTTGATCAACAGTACCAATGTTCGCCGAGTATATGCTGGCTATGCTGATCCGTCGCAAGAAGAAACGCACAACAAGTTCAAGTTGATGATCACCGCCAATCCGCGAATCAAGAGTTTGTGCAAAGCATACGCTGATACATTTTTAAAAGACGAACTAAATGAATTGAATTTTCTTGGAAGCGAATGCACTAAAGATTGTAGCGGGCATCGTGCCGGTTACGATTGGAGCAAACGCAAAGGACTACAGCAAGGCAATAGTCCATGGAGTCCCAGTTTCAATAAAGGTGCCGCGCTCGCAGTAGCAGGCAAATAACCAAACACCCTTAGGACCGTTATTGCTTACAATAACCTTATGGTGCGCCGGCTGCTGGCGCAGTCTCCCGAATTCGCTACTTGGGAGACTGGAAGTGAGCATCATCTACCAAAATAACTTGACAACCGTAAAATCCGTGTTATAATTAGTTTTTAACTGGAGTATTCAATGGACAAAACATTCAACGGCGATCAAAAGATCAAACTGACCCAAATTGTCAACGAAGGCATGCAAGTGATGGTGGAAATCGACACACTACAAGGTGGACTCAATGACACTATCAAAGCTGTTGCCGAAGAACTAGAAATCAAACCTGGTGTTTTGAAAAAAGCAATCAGTTTAGCACACAAAGCCGAATTTGGCAAAGCCAAACAAGACCACGAACTACTAGAAACAATTCTTGAAACCGTTGGCAAGACATTATAAATACCGCACGAATCGCTCACGTTAAGAGCATGAATCAAGGCCCACCGGCCATAAACGGAGAATAATGAGTTACGTAGACGCACTTTTTGATCGTGAACACGATCGCATCCATGTAGTAGAGCGAATTGAAGGACGACGGGTATACAAAGAATATCCGCCTAGCTACATTTTCTATTACGACGACCCACGAGGCAAGTTTCAAAGCATTTATGGAACACCTGTTAGTCGCTTTAGTACACGCAACAACAAAGAATTTCGCAAAGAAGTTCGTATGCACGGCGGCAAACAATTATACGAAAGCGACATCAATCCCATCTTTAGATGTTTTGAAGAAAACTACAAAGATGCTGTTGCTCCTGAACTACAAACAGCATTTTTTGACATTGAAGTAGACTTTGACAAAGTTCGAGGATTCTCGCCCACGCATGATCCATTCAATGCTATCACTGCTATTTCTGTGTACTTGAATTGGATGGATCAGCTTATCACACTTGCTGTACCTCCCAAAAGTCTTAGCATGGCAACTGCGCAAGAACTGGTGGCCGAGTTTGATAACACATTCTTGTTTGACAACGAAGCAGACATGCTCAAAATGTTTTTGGATTTGATTGATGATGCAGATGTACTAAGCGGCTGGAACAGTGAAGGCTATGATATTCCGTACACAGTGAATCGTATTACTCGCATACTCAGCAAGGATGATACACGCAAGTTTTGTTTGTGGGGACAGTTTCCCAAGCCAAGAATGTTCGAACGCTTTGGTGCTGAGCAACAAACATATGACTTGATTGGCCGCGTGCATATGGATTATATGCAACTGTATCGCAAGTACACATACGAAGAACGTCACAGTTACAGTTTGGATGCTATTGCTGAACACGAACTCGGCGAGCGTAAAACACAGTTCGAAGGCACACTGGATCAACTGTACAATCAACACTTTAAAACTTTTATTGCCTACAACAGGCAAGATACTGCACTATTGGACAAGCTGGACAAAAAATTGCAGTTTTTAGATCTTGCCAACACACTAGCACACGCCAATACTGTATTGCTACAAACCACAATGGGTGCAGTAGCAGTGACAGAGCAGGCCATCATCAATGAAGCACACGAACGAGGTGTGGTTGTTCCCAATCGCAAGCAACGTTCGCCAAACTCCGATGACACACAGGCAGCAGGCGCATACGTGGCATATCCCAAGAAGGGCATGAGCGAATGGATTGGGTCTGTGGACATCAACAGTTTGTATCCGTCGGCAATTCGTGCTATGAATATGGGACCAGAAACTGTGCTAGGACAACTGCGTCCCATAATGACCGATCGCTATATCAAAGATAAAACAAACAGTGGTTCAAGTTTTGCGGCAGCATGGGAAGGGTTGTTTGGCAGTTTAGAGTATACTGCTGTTATGGAACAATCACCTGGAACCGAAATTACCATTGATTGGCAAAACGGCGAGTCTGATGTTTATTCTGCATCACAAATTTGGTCAATTGTGTTTGATTCAAATCGGCCTTGGATTTTGACTGCAAATGGTACTATTCTATCTTACGAAAAGAAAGGTATTATTCCCGGCTTGTTGGAACGTTGGTATGCCGAGCGTAAGGAAATGCAAGCAAAGAAAAAAGACGCCAAAGACAAGAAAGAAGAAGCATTCTGGGACAAGCGGCAGTTGGTCAAGAAGATTAACTTGAACAGTTTGTACGGTGCTATTCTTAACCCTGGTTGCAGGTTCTTTGATCATCGTATCGGACAGAGTACCACACTGACAGGTCGTGCAATTGCTCGGCACATGGATGCACACATCAATGAATGCATCACTGGAGTGTACGATCATACCGGCGACGCAATCATTTATGGAGATACAGACAGTTGTTATTTCACTGCATGGCCTGTGATAAAGAAAGAAGTTGAAGAAGGACGCATGGAGTGGAACAAGGAAACATGTATTGCACTATATGATTCTCTTGCTGACCAAGTCAATAACTCTTTCCCGGGCTTTATGGAGCAAGCGTTTCATTGTCCCAGAGACATGGGAGGGTTGATCAAAGCAGGGCGAGAAATTGTAGCAGATCGTGGATTGTTTATTACAAAGAAACGTTATGCTGTGAACATTATTGATCTCGAAGGCAAGCGGCTAGACACAAATGGCGCACTAGGCAAGACAAAAGTCATGGGTCTTGATCTAAAACGCAGTGATACTCCAAAAGTTATTCAAGATTTCTTGCTAGAAGTATTAAATCTTGCACTTAGCGGTCAAGAAAAAGACAAGGTAATTGAGCGCATTCGTGAATTCAAATATGAATTCATGGACAGGCCTGGTTGGGAAAAAGGCAGTCCCAAGCGTGTCAACAACTTGACCAAATACGCAGCCGAAGAAGAACGACAAGGCAGGGCAAATATGCCAGGACATGTCAGAGCTGCATTGAACTGGAATAATTTACGACGCATGAACAGCGACAACTATTCAATGCAAATTGTAGATGGCATGAAAACTATTGTGTGTAAGCTAAAAACAAATCCGCTGGGATGGACCAGTATTGGTTATCCTACAGACGAGCAACGGTTGCCCGAATGGTTTAAACAACTGCCGTTCGATGATGGGTTAATGGAGGCCACAGTGGTTGACCAGAAGATTGACAACTTGCTGGGTGTAATGGATTGGGATTTGGCAAGTGCAACCAATACAGAAAACACGTTCCAAACTTTGTTTGAATGGTAAAATATGAAATTAAGTGATCTTATCGCGTACCGCAATCATCTACTAGAGTACAACGTAGCTGATGTTGCATATCATGCACGGCATAAACTTTCTGAGGTTGTACACACTGTTAAAAACAGTGTTATTCAACCACGCACGTTTACACACACAATCGATGAAGACCTAGACAATGTAGTTGATGTGTTTAATCAATTTAACAGCACACTAAGTGGATTAATACAAGAGTTAGATCTCATGATCGAAGTTGCTGAAAAAACTTACTACCAAGATAGTACCTTGCGATACAACGAAGAATCATCAAGGTATGGTAATCTCGACGACAAAACAAATACCGATGTCGATCAACAAATACTTAACCGACGACTAGAAATGAGTCCAGAAACTCAGAAGATGCTGTCTGACAGAATAAACTCATACATTGATTGGAAATATGCTGGATTGGTTATTCGTCCGGGAAAAGAACACTTTATCAATGATTTAGTAGGACTTGATCCGTTGTATTTGGTTGACTGGGGCAATGCATTGTTAACGCCGTCGGTATCTAAATTTAACACCGAGTATCAAGATAGACTACGATTGTATACTGAACCGCCAACATCAACTGATGTGTTATCCACAATACCAAATAATCAACTTGGGTTATGTTTAGCATTTAATTTCTTTGAATACACGCCAATTGATGTTTTAGAAAACTATCTCAAAAATATTTTTAAGAAATTAAGACCAGGTGGCACATTGGCAATGACATTCAATGATTGTGATCGTGCTCATTGTGTGGCATTGGTTGAAAAGACATATGGTTTTTATACGCCAGGAAAACGAGTCAAAGCAACAGCCAAAAGAATTGGGTATCAGCAACAGTTTACATGGAACGATAAACAAAATCTTACTTGGTTGGAATTGCGCAAGCCCGGAGCACTTGACAGTTTAAAAGGCGGGCAAACACTGGCAAAAATATTACCCAAAACACTTGCTAAATCTAAATAACTCACGTACAATACACTATAGGAGAATTAAAACATGAGAGATCATTTACTAGACCTGGTTCAACACACACTCGATTTGGGTGTGATTGACTTGGTCAAAATCACAGGCGACGACAAAGAAACTGTTATTGCTGGCTTGGCCGAAGACAGATCAGTTGTGGTGGAAGGCAAGTTTGCCAACCCTGTTGCTGACTTTATTGGCAACTTTGGTATGCCAAATCTGAGCAAGTTGAAAATCTTGTTGAACATTCAGGAATATCGGGAAAACGCCAAACTCAGTATTACACGCCGTAGTACTGGTGAGCCGGATGGCATCAACTTTGAAAACGCCACAGGCGACTTCAAGAACAGTTATCGCTTTATGGCCAGTGAAATTGTCAACGACAAACTCAAAACTGTAAAGTTCAAAGGTGTCAATTGGCACATTGAGTTTGAACCAACTGTGGCCAGTATTATGCGTTTGAAAATGCAAGCACAGGCCAACGCAGAAGAAACAAACTTCCAGGCCAAAACTGACGGCGCCAACTTGATGTTTTTCTTTGGTGACCATAGTACACACGCTGGCAACTTTGTGTTTCAGCCAGATGTCACAGGGCAACTCAAACGTGCATGGTCATGGCCCATTAAAACTTTTATCAGCATTATGGATCTAACAGGCGACAAGGTTGTCAAGATCAGTGACGACGGTGCCGCAATGATCACTGTTGATTCAGGTCTTGCTGTTTACAACTACATTCTCCCAGCACAGAGCAAGTAATGGAACAAGACAATCTAACAGCCAAGCAATTAGATTATGCAATTTTTTTGCCAGCTATTAGCGGATTCTACGCCACCTTTATAGGCAAGCAACGTGATCCAGTAAACGGTCCTTACGTAGAGCCCAGTCGTATGCCAGCAGGTATACAAGATATGGAGCAGATGAATTGGTTGAATGACCAAAAGAGTTTGTTTCCATACCGGTGGTCATTGGCATCAGGTGGGCACGCCAACTTGGATCTCAACAAGCAGGACTGGAGTGAGGACATGGTGCGAAATCGTGATCCAAACACTTTGCTACTTGGCGACTCTGGTGGATTCCAGATTGCCAAAGGCTTGTGGGAAGGAGACTGGAAGGCCAACTCGGGTTGCCCCAAAGCACAGAAAAAGCGTGAATCCATTCTTAAATGGCTAGACGGTGTTGCCACATACGGTATGACGTTGGATATTCCTACTTGGGTTATACACGACAAAAATGCCAGTGACAAGTGTGGTATCAAAACATTACAAGAAGCAGTTGACGCTACCAAGTACAACAACGAATACTTCATGAAGCACCGCAAGGGTGTGAAGAATGGCGGTATGAAAGTGCTGAACGTGTTGCAGGGTGCTAGTCATGACGATGCCGATCGTTGGTATGACTTGATGAAAGACTACTGCGATCCTGTCAAATATCCTGACACACACTTCAATGGCTGGAGTATGGGTGGGCAGAACATGTGCGATGTACACTTGGTGCTCCGACGTTTGGTGGCACTGAGACACGACAACTTGTTACAGCAAGGTGTGCATGATTGGATGCACTTCTTGGGTACAAGTAAACTGGAGTGGGCTGTGCTGTTAACTGTGATTCAACGTGCAGTTAGAAAGTATGTGAATCCAGACTTTACTATCAGTTTTGATTGTGCCAGTCCATTCCTGGCCACTGCTAACGGACAAGTGTATCACGAAATTGTGCTACCACACGACGGCAAGTGGAGTTATAGAATGAATCCTATTGTGGATAACAAGAAGTATTCCACCGATACACGCCCGTATGGTCAAGCAGTTGTAGCAGACGGATTTGTTGACAAGTTTGACGAAAGCCCAATTAGTCAACATTTACAAATGAAAGACATTTGTTATTACAAGCCTGGTGATTTAAATAAAATTGGCAAGGAAGGCAAAACAAGTTGGGATTCATTTAGTTACGCATTACTGATGGGGCACAATGTTTGGTTGCATTTGGAATCAGTACAACGTGCCAATCGTGAGTTTGATGCTGGGTCAAGACCCAAAATGATGTGGGACACAAATGGCGACCATACCAAGTTTGAAGATATTGTGGAAGCAATCTTTGCCACACCAGATCGAGCAGAAGCAGAAGCCATTATTGAAAGTTATGATCGTTATTGGATGGATATAGTTGGCACACGTGGCTTTAAGGGTAAAAAAGCCAAAAACGCCCGTACCCAATTTAACAACTTGTTTGAAGTGGTTGACGAAGAAACAGAATCTAGTGTACAATCAGACGAAGAAGAACTTTCTGCAGATAACTTAACCAAATTAGAGCAAGCAGTACTATGATCAGAGATGGACATGACGATTCGGTAAATTTCTTTACCGGAGTCGAAGTAGAGCACACACCTGCACACGGGTTAAAAACATTGTTTGTGGTAGGAGTGCAATCATTTGAACAGATCACTAAACACTTATACGGCTGTGAGCATATCTATTTTGGCGCCAACATGAGTTTTCCAAATCCTTCAGGCAACGACTCTGTTACTTGGAATACATGGGAAGAAATGATTCAGCCGTGTTTAGATGCAGGATACCTGTGTACGCTGGATATTGATGTTAAAAGTGTGCCTGGGTTGCTCGATAATGGATTTACTGAATACAACAATTTTATTCCAATGATTTCAGTAAAATTGCCCCGTATACAACAACTGGGATACAATGCTACAATCAAATTAGATGATGTAGACTTTGACGCAACCAATCCAGGTGTATGGTGTCACAGTGTACACAGTTTACAAAATCGCGACACATTTACACCGTGGTCTAAATACACAAAGGACGAAACATTATGAATCAACGAGAACAAGCAATGGCAGAACAAGCAATAAAAATTATGGAAAAAGCCCAACGTAAAGTTTGGGTCACATTCCAGAAAGAAGGGGTACACATGTACCCAGGTGCCGACACAGATCCAAAGTTGGCCACAGGCGACTGGGACGATGTGAGTTTTCTTGGTGTGCCACACAGACACATTTTTCACTTTCGCGTGTGGATCGATGTGTTCCATAATGATAGAGACATTGAATTTATTCAATTCAAGCGTTGGCTAGAGCGACTGTACAGTGAAGTAGACAGTTCAACGCCAGTGTTGCAGTTGGATCATAAATCTTGCGAGATGATGGCAGATGACATATATATACAGATTGCACAGCGATATCCGGACAGAGCTGTGTGGATTGAAGTATCCGAAGACAACGAAAACGGATGCTTGATCAAGTATGAAATTTCACGTCCTAACCTTACTATTAAAAATTAAAAGGAAGCATCATGGGTAAACCAGCAATGCAAGTCAACCCCAAGGCCCGTGCCGCACTAGAAGACCTAGATAAATTGCTAGAATTCTGTCGCAACTACGGATATCGTTTTAATGAAGCAGACCTATACAACTTCAAAAGTTATGCTTGGCAACAGTATAGCAAGTTCACTCAAGGCAAAAACGCCCGTGACATGTGGTTGGAAGATGGTCGTCGCTTGAACAGAAACATCTAATTATGCGTAAACTATATTACATGGGGTTGGAGTCGTACGAGGCTCGCTACACTCTACAACTGTCAGAATGGAACCGACGTGTTTTTGATCGACGAGGGCTCGATGTAGTTTATGTTCCTGGCGACACCATTGATAGCTCGCAAAGTATCAGTGTGGGTCAAGTGCTGGACGCACACGGCCGCAGTTACTTCAGCATGAGTCAGATGATGAATCTTGTTCAAATGATGCGTAAAGGAGAAGTCACAAGTGAAGATGTGGTCTATTTTGAAGACATGTTTCAACCCGGTATTGAAAGTTTACCATACATTCTTGACCAAGTGGATGCTGATCAGCGTCCTAAAATTTATGTTCGCTGCCTTGCTCAAGCCATTGATCCCGATGATTTCGTTCATGTATGGGGCATGGCTGGCTGGATGTCAACTTACGAAAAGATGGTCAACCACTTTGTAACAGGTGTACTTGCTACAAATGAGGAAATGGTTGCCCACATGCGTATTGCAGGGTGGACTGCTCCTATCTACAACATCAGTGGTCTAGCGTTTGGTAAAGAAGAAGTATTAGAGCGTATTGGTGGTGTTGAAAATATCAAGCCATTTGGCGAACGCAAACGCAGAGTTGGCTTTGCCGCACGATGGGATCAAGAGAAACAACCTGGTTTCTTTATGGATCTAATTGACATGTATGGTGAGTTGTCCACAGAGCCATGCGAGTTTGCTATATTCCAAGGCGGGCCGTTGCGTAGCAACAATCCAGAGTATGTAACCCGTGCACGTCAAATGGAAGCAGAAGGCAAGTTAAAGATTTATGATAACTTGACCAAGAATGATTACTATGCTCTAGTAAACGACAGCAGAGTGTTGTTTAATTGTGCGTTGCAAGATTGGGTCAGTAACACAGTTAGTGAAGCAGACACGTTGGGCTGTAATGTTTTATATCCTGCTTACAGATCATTCCCAGAAACATTTGCAGATGATCCTAATCGTTTGTATGTGCCTTGGAGTATTGACGATGCTTACCACAAAATGCAAAACTTGTTGCAAGAACCACATCACAACATGGGCTTGATCAGTGATTGGACCAATGGTACAATTGATCGTGTCGTGGATATTATAGAAGGCAACGGTGAACAGTGGAATCGTGCAGGCAATCGTTATCGTGACCATGTTAGCCAAGCCAAGTATCATGTGAGAAAGATCAAAGGATGAAAGTAATCGTAACAGGAGTGAGCGGATACATTGGAGGGCAAGTTGCTCTCCAACTAAAAGATGCCGGACACACAGTGATTGGCATTGATTGCGAAGATTGTAATTTGCCAATCAAGTTAGACAAGTTTGTCAAAGCAGACTTTGCCAGTGTTGACGGACTTGCTCCCATTATGATTGATTTTCCCGATGCGGTTGTTCATTGTGCCGGTACCAGTTTGGTTGGGCCAAGCATTGCAGATCCTGCTGAATACTACAACAACAATGTTGTCAAAACAATTGCAATGTTGGACATTGTGCGCTCTCGCATTGATCAAAATATTCGTGTAATTTTTAGTTCAAGTGCTGCCGCGTATGGCACACCTATCATGACTCCTTGTCAAGAAGTTGATCCAGCAGAACCAATTAGCCCTTACGGCGAAACCAAACTTGCAATTGAGCGTGTGTTGGAAAGTTATCATCGTGCATACGGTCTTGACTATGTGGCATTCCGCTACTTCAATGCGTGTGGTGCAGATAGCCAAGCAAGGCACGGACAAAAGCCTGGTGCTACACATATCATTGCCCGTGTGTTGGAAGGTGTCAAGAACGGTACTCAGTTTGTTTGCAATGGCAACAGCTTTGAAACACCAGACGGAACGTGTGTGCGTGATTATGTGCATGTTGAAGACATTGCTCGTGCACATGTAATGGCGTTGGAAAACGCAGTGCCTGCTGGTGTGTACAACTTGGGAACAGCCGCTGGACACAGCAACATTGAAATTGTAGCTGAAGCACAAGAAGTAACTGGACAAGAGATTCCTGTAGAGTTCGGAACTGCCAGAGAAGGCGACCCAGCAACACTTACTGCGGATGCTGGCAAGTTCAATCAAGTGTCGGGCTGGAAGCCAGAATATACATTAAACAACATTGTACAACATGCATGGGCATGGTATAATAAACAAAAAAAGGAGTAATGTGTGATTAAAGAATGTAAGTTAAATTATGATTTTTCCGGTATGCTGGGTGCAGATTACACTCAACACACTGGTAGTTGCGTTAAACATCAAGTGTATGAGGTAACAGATATTCACGAACAATACGGTGGTTTTCCTAAATCATATTGTTTGGAAAACACAATGATCCACCAACTATGGTGGGATAATACGCAGTTGGACTTTGACGAAATAGGAAAACAATTGGGTATGGAAGTTGTTACTGTTAGTAGCATATTACAACCACCGGGTTGTGTAATACCAATACACAGAGATACATTTTTCCAAATCAATAAACGCTTTCCAGATAGAACTGAATTAAAAGTTCGTGCTAATATACATTTAGAAGATTGGAAACTTGGTCATTTCTTGCAGTGGAACGAAACAATACATACTCATTGGAAAGCCGGTGACGGATTAATATGGGACAGTGAGATTTTACATCTCGGTGCCAATGCAGGAATGCATGACAAATATACATTACAAGTATCTGGTTTTTTACTTTAATGTCAAACTTTGGCACAATTCTAAAATTTGAAAAAGAACTGGCCGAGTTTACCTGTGCACCTTATGCCATTATGACCGACTGCTGTACTCATGCCATCGAGTTATGCTTACGGCATGACAAGGTACGTTCTACTGCATTTACAGCATACACATATCTCAGCATTCCTATGACAATGCACAAGTTGGGCATAAGTTACAGTTATACTGACGATACTTGGACAGGTGAGTATCCGTTTGAATCCACACGTATTTGGGACAGTGCTCGAAGACTTGAACAAGGCATGTACCGTAAAGGCACAATGCAATGTTTGAGTTTTGGACACGGCAAGCCACTTGAGATTGGTCGCGGTGGTGCTATACTGTTGGATGATCCTGTGGCATACAAGACCATGCTGGCACAACGATATGACGGAAGGGACTTGACCGTCAGTCCTTGGCCTTCACAAAAAACATTCCGTGTTGGTTATCACTACAAGCCAACCATCGAAGAAGCAACTATCGGACTAGAAAAATTAATGCAAGTTGCAATAGACAAACCCACGCCCAGGAATGTGGCATATGCAGACTTGCGTGAAATCACAATAGTTGCTTGACAACAACCTAAATAACCTGTATACTTAATACATTACGGCAATCCACTGCCTAAACATCGGAGAATAAATTGACAGAACTACATTATAAAGAAGAAGACGGAAAGCCCCTGAGTCAGGTTATCCGCAATCGTCTTAAACAAGATAACAAGCGTTTTTGGGCAGGCGATAACATCAGCGAATACATCAGTGATGTTGAAAAAGAAACACTGATCAACGAAGCAACTGGAGCATTTGAACAAGTGCTGGATAGTTTGCTAATTGATCGAGAAACTGATCCTAACAGCAAAGGTACTGCCAAGCGTTTGGCCAAAATGTATTTCAATGAGATCATGGCAGGACGTTATGAACCAGCACCAGATGCAACAGCATTTCCAAATGATTCAGAAGATAGATACGAAGGCATGCTGGTGGTTCGCAGTGAACTGCGTAGTATGTGTAGCCATCATCACCAACCTGTTAGTGGCGTTGCTTATATTGGTATTCTGGCTGCAGAAAAACTCATTGGGTTGAGTAAATACACTCGTATTGCACAATGGTGTGCTCGACGTGGTACACTACAAGAAGAGCTTGCCAATGATATTGCAAGAGAAATTGCAAAAGCAACAAGTGCAACAGACCTAGGTGTTTATATCCAAGCGGTGCATGGTTGCTGTGAGAATCGTGGTATTATGGCACATAGTTCGTTAACCCAAACTACTGTGCTTAGAGGTTCTTTTAAAAATGATCCCGGTACAAAGAAAGAATTCTTTGACAACATCAAACTACAACAAGAGTTTGCACCACGATAAAATAACCAGTACAACATGGAAAAAAAGCACTTACTGGTAGGTTGTAGTTTTACTGACCCGACTTGGCAGTCTGATATACCTTGGAGTATAGAATACTCCAAGGTAAACCCATCATATATAGTGGCCAAAGCTGGTATGGGAATCAATGGTATTTGTACCGAAGCAATGTATTATATTGAAAATTTAAATATTTCCAATATGGTGATTGTTTTACCTACACTCTGGCGAATGGACATTGAAGTTGACGAAGAAACATACCTATGCAATGCTATGGTAGAGCTAGCCTATGCAGATGACAATTACAACGTAGTTGAACCTGCAAAAAGAAAATGGATAATTAGCGGCGGGTTACACTACCCAAAAGATACAGAGTTTTCTAAAATTTTTGATTTCTTGTATAAGCATCAAGGTTTCTTGGTTATACTAAAAGAACATATCAGAGCGTTAACACGATTATTAAATTATTGTAAAATGCACAACATTGAGTATAAGATCACAGCGATACAGGATCCATTAGAACAATTGGTAGGGTTGGACTATATCAGAGAAAACGTTATCAAACTATTAAACAGTGTAGAGTACAATAATTGGATTAGATTCAACGGAGAATTTATTAACAAATTTCTGGGCCACGAAAAACATCCAACAACAGAAGAACATGTTGAGTTATGCAAACACATATTAATCAATGTTAACTCATAATAAGAAATTGCATCACAATGAATTGTAGTACACATAAAGTTATCACCATGAAAGCACTTAAATTTTAATATGACCTATGTAGTAACCGAAGAGTGTATTCTCTGTAAACATACCGATTGCGTAGATGTTTGTCCCGTTGACTGTTTTGTTGAAGGCCCAAACTTTTTGGCAATCAATCCCGACGAATGTATTGATTGTGCAGTATGTGTACCGGAATGCCCAGTTAATGCTATCTATGCCGAAGAAGATCTTCCAGAAGATCAATTGAAGTTTATCGATATCAATGCCGAATTGGCAAAGAAATGGCCCGTTATTTCCAAGCGTAAAGAACCATTGCCAGAACACGAAAAATGGACCGGTGTGGCGGGCAAACTGGAGCATTTGGATCGTGCATAGTGTGGCATAAAAACAACAGTTGACCAATAATTCGTAGTCTGCTATAATATACACATGATCAACAAAACAAGGAGTCAACTATGACTAACTTATTTAAATTTTTTGTAGCTGTGTTGATGACCATGTCCATTGGTATTGCGACGGCAGCCGATTCATATAGGTATTCGTTTGCTACCAAAAAGAAAACGTTGGCAGATGGCAGTGTTGTAGAACAACGTTGGAAATACACTTTTATCAACGGCAAACTACGAGCAAAAGACAAAATTAGTGAGTCGGTCCAAGCAGTACCACAGCCAGCTGTTACATACTCTTACTCGACCAAAATCAAAACACTCGATGATGGCAGTGTCGTTAGCGAAAAATGGATGTACACAAAAACTGATGGCAAGTTAACATCCAAAGACCTTGAAACTACTACAGTAATTACACCTGCACCAGCAGTAGTTGAGCCAGTTGTTACATACTCTTACTCAACCAAAACTAAGACATTAGAGGATGGCAGTGTTGTAGAACAACGTTGGAAATTTACAAAAACCAATGGAAAACTTACTGGCAAAGATATCGAAAGTGCTACAGTAATTACACCTGCTCCAGTGGGTGCAGTGGCTGAACCAGAACCTGCCCCAGTGGTAGTTGAAGCACCTGTTGTAGTCGAAGCACCTGTTGTAGTTGAAGCACCAGTGGTAGTTGAAGCACCAGTGGTAGTTGAAGCACCAGTGGTTGTAGTTGAGGTACCTGTTGTAGTTGAAGCACCAGTGGTAGTTGAAGCACCTGTTGTAGTTGAAGCACCAGTGGTAGTTGAAGCACCTGTTGTAGTTGAAGCACCAGTGGTTGTAGTTGAGGTACCTGCTCCATTAATAACC